GGCCTGGACTGGTTTAAAAAACATTTTGCCGCTCAATACATGGTAGTTCTAGACTGATGGTTAAGATCTGGAATACTGGGCCCGCAGCAATGCGGGCCCGCGCAAGAGCCCAGCGAGACGCGGACCAATTCAACCTGAAGATGAAAGAAAAAAAGGCGGCCGGCCGGAAGCACCAAGCTACAAGCTCCAACCGTCAAGCAACAAGCAACAAGCAACAAGCTACTTGACATTAGCTCTGGGATAATATAAGATACAAATAGAAAGAGAGGACAAATGAGTACAAGAAGTAACATAGCAATAGAAGATCCAAAAACAAAAAAAGTAAAAGTTATATATGTTCACAGTGATGGGTATCCCTACGGCGTAGGTAAATGCCTGGTTGATCATTATAATAAAAGAGATGTTGCAGAACTATTATTTAATCATGGTGACGCCAGCTACCTGGGAGACACTCTAGATGAATGTAGTTTCTACGGTCGCGACTGGAAGAGAGAAGAAGATCCCGCCAAAGAGTACAGAAATGAGTGGATGTTCATGGACTCTATGAAAGGAGATGTATTTATAGAATATATTTATCTCTTCAAAGATAATAGATGGCATGTATCAACTCAAAAAATGTACACAACTAAAGATGGCTACGATAGCGGTCGTTTTTGTTATTATTCCAAGTTTGAGCCCGTGACGCTGAACAAGGAATATATCAAATACAAAGACAAACATGAAAAACACGCTGAAGTTAAAATGATCTCTAAAATTGGAGAGATGTTGAGCGGTGCAGGATTCAGCGGTGATGACATCCAGATCCAAGGTGGAAATGTTAAAAAGAAAGCAAACTAAAAAGCAGGACCGGGCGGCAGCGATGCCGGCCGGCGCCTTTAAGAATTTTTTCTGGCCAACCATTTCAACCAGGCGCCAAGCAGCAAGCGCCAAGCAACAAGCCGCAAGCGTCAAGCACTTGACAAAACAGGATTATAGGATTATATAAGACATATGAAAGATATAAACGATAGAGACGCTCTAGACCTTTTGAAAAAGGAAGAGCTCATTGAGATGGTCATAGACATGGAGAAGACCATTACAAAATACGAAGAGAAAGAAAGACACAACGCCAAGCAGGGCAAGGCGGATGCTTAATTTAAAAAAAGCTAAAGCAATAACCGGCGGCCTGAGCTCGCCGTCTAAGATGCCGGGCTACGCCTATAACCTGCCGGCCTGGCAATGTGTGACAGGCGTCAAGCTGCAAGCGGTGGCGGGCTCAGTGTGCGCCGGCTGTTACGCTATGAAGGGCAGATATAGATTTCCAAATGTAAAAGACGCGCTCAACCGTAGGTTGAATTCTTTAACACATCCACAGTGGGTGAAAGCAATGACTTTTTTAATTAGTCACTACAGCCGGACGGTCCCCTTCTTCAGGTGGCATGACTCTGGAGACCTGCAAGGAGCTGTACATCTAAAAAATATTTTTGAAGTGTGCAACGCCACTAAGCAGGTGCAGCACTGGATGCCCACGCGGGAAGTAAAACTCTTAAGACTCATGCAACCTGAGGTTGTACCAAAAAATTTGATCATTCGTGTGTCCTCGCATATGATAGACCAGGGACCAGTCAAGAGCTGGCCCCATACGTCAACCGTGGTTCGGGCGGACAGCACATGTCCAGCCCGGGACCAGGGCAATGTTTGCGGCAGCTGCCGGAATTGTTGGAATAAAGAAATAAGTAATGTCGCGTATCCCCTACACTAAAATAAAAAAAATTCATGAGACATGGGCCAGAGCCAATGGCTACAGGCCACAAGCTTCAAGCGCCAAGCCTCAAGCACAACCTGAGGTTGCAAGCAACAAGCCGCAAGCGACAAGCATCAAGCACCAAGCGAAGATAGAAAAAGTCCACAAGCATCAAGCGACAAGCAACAAGCGTCAGGATTTTTAAATCCCTCTTTGACTAGAGCCAAGATACAAGTACCTGGAAACAATTTGCAAGAAGCCTGACTGGGCTTCTTGGCAAGTATAAAAGTATTCTTTGGATGGAGTACGTGGAATGAAATTTGATGTGGCGAGAAGCGAATTTTGTTACCCGATATTATTTTTAGCTCAACAGTAAAAAAGTGGGAATTAGTATTGTAACCCAACAGATCAGGAGTACCAAGTAGGCTGCTATTTTCCAGGCTTGTCCATGTAATCTGTGGTGTAATTCTTTTAAGCTCATGCCATAATTTTGTTTCGGGTTTCATCAAAATAATGACAATAACAGATGCTTAGACAATGAGCTTTGGTGCACCCATTTCAGCTATTTCTTCATGTGTAGAAATCACTATACGATGAGTCTCTCTAGCACCTAAAATTTTATTTTCAACTAAATTCACACTCATCACATCATAATGTTTTCCATCAGGTGTTCGGACTTGAACGCGAGCATCCTGGGCAACACTACTTCCTTTCTTTGGACCTACGAATCTATCAAAAATCATAATTAAATCTCTACCTTTAAGCATTATATTAAACCTTTTTTTCTTAAATTAGGGACTGGATTTTTCAAAGACTCTAGCTCTTTTTTATGAACTAGATTATCATACTGATGGTCCTCTTTAGCCCGAGCTAACTGAGCCTTCAACTCTTCATTCTCTTTTTTTAACGCTTTCATTTCAGGACTATTAATACCTATAGCCTTAACTAAGGATGTTTCACCCTCAGCCTCACGTACTTTTTTCTTTAATTCCTCAATTTGTCTAGTTAAATCTGAATCTCCTCTGTCATCTTTCATGTTTGACTTTATAAGATAATATTCATATATTGTCAACGGGTGGTTAGACCTATATATTAGTTTAAATTAACCAAACTATATGTTGTGTGTAGGGTGGCTAATATAGGCAACCACCACTGAATTATGGATAATACATCACCAAAAAAGAAACCAGGTCTTCCCGCAAGACTCACAATTATGCAGCGAAAATTCGCTGAACTATTGGTGTTTAATGAAGGACATAAATTTGCCTACGAATGTGCAAAGGACGCTGGGTATGAAGGAGACAATGCAACTCTTAGAGCCAAAGCGAGTGCACTACAAAATCCAAAATACTATCCCTTAGTCTTTAAACACATAGGAGAACTCCGAGAAGAAACATATAAAAAATATGGTATCTCTTTTGGTGGACACCTAGCTGAACTAGCTAAAATCAGAGATGACGCTAAAAAATCACGATCATTCTCTGCTGCAACCAATGCCGAAAAAGCACGAGGAGCAGTTGGTGGATTATATATTGAACAAAAAATAATTAGAACCGGTAAGATTGAAGACCTATCTGAAGAGGAATTAAACAAAAGAATATCCACAATTGTAGAGGACAATACTTTACTCCTAGATCCAAAATCTAAGGATAAAGATCCTAAGGATAAAAAACCGAAACCGGTTCTGTCTTAATTATTTTCTTTTCTTTTTAGTTTTTTTCTTTTTCTTTTTAACTATTTTCTTTTTTTTCTTTTTAGCCATAATTTTCTCCTTCCACCCTCTTAGTTTAACTTAGTCATCTTCTTAACACAAGACAAAGGTATCATAGTCCTATCTCCAAATGTGATCTCTTTCGTATCTTCATCTCTATCGTAAGAAGCAAAAATTTTAATTGCATGCCTATCTTTATTATAGAGCCAACCTTCATTGACAGGTGAGGCAAGTTTCATTCTATTAAATTCTTTATCAGTAGCCCACCCTGAATCTGAAAGAATATCCAACCACTCAATCCTGTACTTTGAATATGGGATTGGGTTTGGTTGACTTGGGACGACTTGTTTTCTTCTTGTACGTGGTTTTCTTTTTTTCTTTGCCATAGTAAAATTCTGGGTTATGTACTTTGTTGAACTCATCCATCCATGGGGATGGACCACTCCAATTTTTGTTTCTTCCTATCATACCCTACCCCTATAGCATTTCTAGAATATTTTTCCTAATTTTGGGAAACCAAAAGTTCCCCGCGGCCCCTATGTTCAATAAGTGGTGGATCACAAGGCTCATTTAAGCAAATGTTAAAAAACCATTGGTATTACTTGCTGATCACGAAATCACCAGATCACGAAGAAGTAAAAGTACTGATTAGCAAATTTCGTCCTTTTGAAAAACCTATAGATCCGTGATCAACCGCATAAAACCTCACTTCTTATATAATCCCAGTCGCCTGTCGCTTGAGCCCTGACACTAGAAACTGTGACATATATGTCACACTATCCCTACTGCATGTCTTGAAGCAACATCAGCTTGTTCTGATTGACCATAATTCTGCCAAGAAGTTGCTCTATTTTGATCATAAGTCCATCTAACTGCGCTTCAGGAACACCATTTGTTTCCATTTCTAACAAGTCTCTTAACTTTTTCTCGTCTTCCATCATGGTCTTTAAGATCCGTTGTTCAACAGCCTTAATTGTTCTCTTGTTCATCTATCTCTCCTTTCCCGTATGAGTTGTTTTCGGTTTCAGCCTTTATTATATTCCCTAATTCATTTAATCTTCTTTTTGAATTTTTTTCCCACTCCTGAAGGCTTTTTTTCCATCTGTTTAAATAAGATATCATATCTTCAAATGCAAATTCTGCTCCCATTTTGTGTTTTATTCCATGAGCC